AATGCTAACGGTATTACTCAGGCTGAACTGGTTGGAGCAATGGGCTATGATCCTGCTGTAGTAGCATCACGATATGCTGCTGCTGGTATTGCTGCTAATCCAGTTGCTCCTGTAGCTCCTGTAACGCCTACTCCAGTGCGTCCAACTACTCCTGTAGCTCCTGTTACAACTGCTCCTGTAAGTCCAGGCTCTCCTTTAACGCCTGCTGTTATGCCAAACTCTCCTACTGCTAATCCAAACGCATCAATAAATTACAATGCGGTTAATAACACTGGATTTGCTCCTAATTTTAATGCACAACAAGACTATAACTATGCACAACAAGATGTTCCTTATGGATTAACTGCTGCACAAGCAGCTATGACCAGTGGTCAGCAACAATCAGAGATGGCTCAGTTGCAAGGACTTGCTGGTGGTGAAAGAGCATTAACAGAAGGACAAAGAGCATCATTACAGAATCTGGCATTAACACAGCAAAGAACCTCTGGTCTGTACGATAAAGGCATTGGCTATTACGAACCATACACTGAGGCTGGAATAGGTGCTTATAACCAACAAGCAGCACTCAGTGGTGCATTAGGGCCTGAAGCTCAACAATCAGCCTATGCAGCCTATCAGCAATCCCCTGGTGTAGCCTTTGCTCAACAGGAAGCTGAAAGAGCCATTTTAAGGAATGCTTCTGCTCTAGGTGGGCTTGGTGGTGGCAATGTACGAGATGAACTCTCTCGTAGGGCTGTTGGTACTTATATGCAGGACTTCCAGAATCAATTTGGAAGGCTCGGTGATGTATCTGCTCAAGGATACAATGCTGCTAGTCAAGCTGCTGGTATGAGAGGAATGCAAGCAGGATCAGAGCAAACTCTTGGTATGACTGCTGCACAAATACCAATGAATGTAGGTTCAGCCATTGCACAAGGTAGATTCCAAACTGGTCAGACTATAGGTGGTCAGAGAGGACAGCTTGGTCAAATAATGGGTAATCAAGCCTATCAAGCAGGTAGTGATATAGCCAGTGCCATTGCTAATACTACTTCATCACTGTCTGCTCTAACTAATGCTCAAGGTGCTGGTATGTCAGACATTATGAGCAATACAGTCAATAATGTTAACAACCTATATCAAGCAGCGGCAGCCGGTGATTCCGAAGCTATAAGCCAGCTTCAATCAATGCTCGCTAATTTATCTACTGGTGCTGGTTCAAGCTACTCAAATGTTCCTTTAGTCCCAGGTGCTGTAACTAATCTTGCTCAAGGTGTAGCGGGTATAGGTGCTGGCTTTAGTAACTCAGGCAATACTTATAACTATACAACTCCAGCAAGAAGTGGTGCTGGCGGTGGATATGGCCCAAACTATAATACGCCTTATCAAGCACCAGCAGCATTTAAAATGCCAGGTTTAGGAATAGGAAGCTAAATATGCCAATTCAATTTGATCCATTTGTAGCTTCACAAGGTCTTGCAGCAGGTCTAGCTGGAAAGCTGCCTGAATTTCAGCAAACTCAAAATCAGAAAGCCCAGCTTGATCTTGAGAAGAAAAAGCAAGACGATGAAATGCAAATAAAAATACAGGAAAGCCAATTTAAAGATGCTTATGCTGCTCAACAGTTACTGTCTGGCGAAGACTATGACGGGATTGTTAAGCTAGGTATTACTCGTCTGACAATGCTTCAAGGATTGAATGCAAATCCTGCTGAAACACAGAGGGTATTGAAGTTAGCTATAGCAGCAAGAAATGGCGATCCAGATGCTAGAAGACTTTTAAAAGGAGAATTAGATTCTGCTGTAAAAGTGGGTCAAGCTACTGGCGTGTTGAAAGCTCCTGAGAAGGAAGACCCAATGATTTTGAGCGAGGGTCAAGTGGCTATTGATTCGGCAGGAAAAATAATTGCACGGGGTGATAAAAAAACTGAAGCAGCACCAACTCAAAGTGAGTTTGAAAAAACAAGACAAACAGCACTGGGTTTGGAAAGATATCTTTTAACTAATCCTAATGATGCAGGGGCAAAAAAACAATTAGATTTAGTTAATGCTCGTCTTGAAACATTTAAATCAACTGGATCTGACGCTGCTATTAACGCGCAAGCTGATACAACATCATTTCTCGATGGATCAATACGAATAATTCCTACGTCTGGGCCTACAAGATTATACAATCCAGATGGTTCATTAGTTGAGGGAGCTGAGGAAACGGAAGAGTGGAATAAAAGAACCCAACTGCTTGAGGAAACACGTTTAGCAACAGAAAAATCTAACGCAGCTAAAGCTACTGACGCAATTAAGTTCTCAAACGCAGCATTTGAACAATCTGATTTACTTAGGAATAACATATATTTATTAAATCAAGCATTAGAAGCGGTAAACGAAGGAGCTAATACTGGGCCTATTGATTCACTTTGGCCTTCTTTAAGTGATGCTGGTGTAAAATTAGACGATGCACAACGTAAGCTCGGACTTAATATTATACAAGAAACAACATTTGGGGCGTTATCAAGAGCCGAGCTTTTATTAGCACTAGAAACAGCACTTCCAGCCAAACTGTCTGAAGGAGGTCTAGCACCATACCTTCAAGATAAAATGATAGTCACTGCAAAACTTGCAGCTTATTTGGAAGAAACTGGCGATTATTTGGCACAACCTGGAAATAATCTTGCTGGCTGGAGAAAACTAAAAAGAGAAGAACTAAACGAAACTAAAGACGCTATTAAATTTGCTTTAGATAATCCCAAAGACGAGCGATCTCCTGGGATATTAGCTGATCCTCGGTCTATCACAGTATTAGAAGATAATCCTGATTTACGGATGAGATAATATAATGGCTTTTGATCCAGATAAATGGTTACAAAAAGGAAAACCTACTCAGGATACTGGTGTTTTTGATCCTGATGCTTGGTTGGCAAAAAGACCTGCGTCTGCAACTACATCTACAAATACTGCTCCTAAAGCTCCAGGCTACCTGACTCGTGTAGAAAGGAGCTTAACTAACAGTATCGATAAATTTGACGAGATAAAAAATTATATATCTACTGATACCTCTAGAGTTGTTAAAGACCCTATGGGCAATGACCAAGTAGTTAATGGGGCAGGATATAGAGCAGCCGCTGGAACAATCAGAGCAGCATCTGAAGTTGTAAATGTGGCTTTTTCTCCAGTTCTAGAAGGGATAGTAAGTCTTTGGAACACAGCAATATCGCCAGCATTAAGTGCTGTAACACCCAATTTTATAAAAGAAGGTGCTACTGATCTTGCGCTAAAAGCCATAGATACAGAAGTCGGGAAACAAGGTATAGCAGCATTGAATTCAGGAATTGATACCTATAGAGAGTGGGCTAAAACTAATCCTAATGATGCAAAACTTATTGGTGCTGTAATAAATATAGCTCCGTTCTCAAGACCCGCTAGACTTACTACTGGTCTTAGTACATTTAATAATATAACCCGTAATTTGGATTCAGAGGCAGCAAAACAAGCTGCTCGAAATAGGATTGCATTTTTAGAAGATTTAACAACTCCAAAACAAACAGCCGCAGTTAAAAAGGGACAAAAGCAAAAGGAAACTGGAGGGCCATTACAAGGTCGCAGAATAATATCGACAGCTGAACAGCAAGCACAAATAGATATTGCCTATAAACTTCAAAAAATAAATGATGGAAATACAATGCTTGGCAATCAAAATGTTGTTGATATTATTAAAAATACAGAAGCAAAAAGATTAGTAGATGAATTAGAGAAGCCTATCAATGCTCTTATTCCTGCACCCACTATAACTAGCCAAGAAATTGCAGCGGCTACTAACAGAGCTGTTAACGAAGCATCAGCGTTACGTTATTTTGGAGGTAAAAATAAAAAGTTTGTAAAAAATGCAACCGAAGAAATGAGATCATTGATAGACAAAAATATGGCTCTTGGCACAATGTCTGATAGCAATGCGTTATTACAAGCCAGAAAAGAATTTGATGATTGGGTTTTAGAACAAAATCCAGACGCATTTGCAAAGGGAAATGCGTCAAAACAAACAGCAGCGGCTAAAGCTGTTAGAGATAGCATAACTGATTTGATTATTGGCAAAAATCCTCATGTTAATGTGGCTGAATCATTAAATATGCAATCTAAACTTTTTGGTATTTTAGATACATTGGCTAAAAAAGTACCAGGCGAAGCAAATACTAATATTGGAAGAGCATGGCAAAAAATATCAAAATTATCAGGTTTTCGTGACAAACTTAGTACCGTACTAGGAATTGCAACTGGTTCTGGAATGCTTGGTGCTACTTATTATTTTGCACCTGCTATAAGCGTTGGGTTAGGAGGGGCATTAGTAGTTACACTTGCTGGTAAAGCTCTTAGCTCCGTAACAGGGAAAAAATACTTGTCTTTTATGCTAAAAGAAATAGATGACACAATACTTACATCTAAGGTTGCTAGAGATATTATTGCTTTACAGCTATCTAAAAAAACCATAGAAGAACTCATTAGCACAATGGATATGCAAGATCAACAGAACCCTAATGCTGTACAATCACAGACACCTAGTGGTCAACCAGCAGTTGTAGCACCTCTTTTAGCACCTGCTAGACCACCATTACCAGGGCCTGTTGCTCAAACCAGTCCACAGGATATGCCCTTTAATGCTCTGCAAGGTACTGGTATAGCTCAAGCATTAAGACCACAAGAAGCGTACAGGCAAGCTATGACTGGTATTGGCGGTCGATAATTTCAGGAGTAAGAAATGGCTCGTTTTGGCTCGTTAGGCACACAGTATTTCGACAGTAATGGCAATCCATTATCTGGTGGAAAGATATATTTCTATAACAGTGGTACAACTACTGCCAAAGATACGTTTACGACTGCTGGGTATACTGTTGCTAATACTAATCCTGTTATCTTGTCTGCTGGTGGTAGACAACCAAACATATTCTTCAATGGTTCTGCTAAAGCTATTTTAGCTGATTCTAATGGTGTTCAGATAGAATCAAGAGACCCTGTTGGAGATACAGCCACTACAGCCTTTGCTGCTTGGTCTGCTACTGAGATTTATTCATCTGGTGATATTGTCACCGGTTCTGATGGTAGTTATTACTCTAGCTTACAAAGCAATAATATTAACAATAATCCTGTAACTCCAAGTCCAACATACTGGGCAGTATTAAATATATTCTCAGCTTGGAGTGCTACAACAACCTATTCTCAATATCAAATAGCTACTGGCTCTAATGGTAATATTTACTATTCTTTAGCTGGATCAAACCTAAACCATAATCCAGTTAGCGATACCTCTAATACTTATTGGATAGGTTCTGTTCGTGGCCCTGGTGTAGCTGTAACTGATCGAATAGCTACTTTTAATGGTACTACAGGAAATTTAATAAAAGACTCAGGGACGCTTATAACTGGGTTAGCTACCTCTGGTGCAAACTCAAACATCACAAGTCTTTCAGGTCTGACTACGCCTCTTTCTATAGCACAAGGAGGCACTAACTCAACTGCTACGGCTACTAATGGTGGTATAGGTTATGGTACTGGTACGGCTCATGCTTATACTGCTGCCGGAACACTTGGTCAGGTTCTGACTTCTGCTGGTGCTGGTACTCCTACTTGGAGTGCTGCCGCAGCAGGGTCAGTTACTAGTGTAGCAGCTACAGTTCCAAGTCTTCTAAGCATCTCCGGCAGTCCGATCACATCCTCTGGCACTCTAGCCTTTACCTACTCAGGCACTGCATTGCCAGTAGCCAATGGTGGCACGGGTGCTACTACGTTAACCGCTAATAATGTTGTCTTGGGCAATGGCACATCTGCGGTTTCTTTTGTAGCACCAAGTACGTCAGGTAATATTTTAACCAGTAATGGAACAACGTGGTCTAGTACAGCACCAGCAGCACCAATAGTGCCAGCCGGAGCAATCATATACACAGCACTTAACTTTGGAGGATTTTAATCATGGCAGTCACAGCAACCCCGATCTTTGCACAAACACCTTACGCCATATCACTTACGCTTGCGGCTCGGACTGCGTGTACAACTCGTGCGCCTACAGCCACAGCGTCTTTAGCAGGGGCTAATATTATTGCTTTTGTCCCAGCGTCTACGAATGGGTTGAGGATTGACTCTATCCAAATTAATAATTGTGGAACTGGCATAAGTACAGCCAACGCAGCATCAATTGTTGGTATATGGATGTGGGATGGTACAACTGCTTTTCTAATACAAGAGATATTAGTCACGGCTGTAACTCCTAGCACAACAGTAGCAGCGTTTACTTCGACCTATACTTTTCCAATTGCTCTTAATCTACCTGCTGCATTTGCTTTGTATGCAAGTGTTGCTGTTACAACGACTGCTGCTGGTACTGCATTGATGGTAACTGCTTTTGGTGGAGCGTACTAATATGGCTACCGCATTTGGATACAAAACTATTCCTGCCGCAAACGTCCAAGAATTTAAAACAAGTTCATATTGGAAAAAACCGGCTGGCGTTACTCTTGTAATGGTAGAACTGTGGGGTGGCGGTGGTGGTGGGGGAAGTGGTAAATCTAGTAGTCTTGGAACTAACGTAATGGGAGGAGGTGGTGGCGGTGGTGGAGCATATAATTACAGAATATTTAATGCTGCTTGTTTAATTAGCACAGTGCTTGTCACTATTGCGGCAGGTGGAGCGGGAGGGGCAACTGTTACTGGTGGTGCTTCATGCGGAAATAATGGCACTGCTGGAGGTGCGTCTGGATTTGGTGAGTTAATAACTGCAAATAGTATTTCATTTGGATTATACCTCAGTGCATTTGGAGGTTATTTTGGTGTTGGCGGTGCAACCTTTTGTAGAACTTATTACGGGGGTGGCGGTGGTGGTGCTTTTCCATCTTATGGTGGTGTTTCTCAAAGTCCGGGTGCGCCAGCCAAGCAGAATTTAAGTAGTACTACTTTAGTTGCTGCTGGTGCATTTGGGGGCGGAGCAGTTACTGGTACTGCGGGTATTGCTTGTACTGCAAGATATGCAGGAGAATTTGGCGGTGCATCAGGAGGCATACCCAGAAGAGTTTGTGGTTTAGGAGGTGCTGATGGACTTCCGGCAGTTTTAGGTGGCGCAGGTGGAGGGGCAGGAGGAACTAAGCATTGTGGCACTTTTAGTTATGGTGGTTCTGGAGGAGGAAGAATTTATGTTGCTTCTATATGTTGTCAAAAGGGAGCAGCAGGTGGTCAAGGAGCAATTGGCAAGGCTGGATGCGTATTATCTACAACACAGAAACAGATAACATTAGGATTTGGTGGTGGTGGCGGGGGAGTTGACTGTTCAGCAGGTTTTGCTGGCGGTAAAGGTTCATTTGGAGGCGGGGGAGGAGGTGGCGGTGGTGGAGCAGGTTGTTCTGGAACTTCTGGTGTTGGTGGTGCTGGTGGTGCTGGATTTGCTAGAATTTCTAGTTGGTAAAAGGTAAATTTATGAAATATGCAATTATAATAAACGACAAAGTTAGTAGCATAGTAGAATCAAATTCTGCACTCATGGAAAATTGGGTAGAAGGAGAGTTAGCATCAATTGGTGATTCATATGATGGGGTAAATTTTACTAAACCGCCAATAGACATAAAGGCTTACGCAGAATATGAAAGAAACATTAGAAACGCAAAATTAACCAATTCCGACTGGACTCAAGTTGTTGATAGCACAGCAGATAAAGCAGCATGGGCAACATACCGTCAGGCGTTGCGAGATATTACTAAACAAGATGGCTTTCCATTAGCAGTTGTACAACCAATTTCCCCATAAGGACTACATGACGGATACTACAGAAGAAGTTAAGCCTGATTTTGATGCGTACTATTATTTTCCATCACCAGTATATGTAGCAAAGAAGCCAGAATTTCTAGAAATAATAAATGAAGTATCAGAGGAAGCACTAAAAAAAATAACGCATGATGTTGATGAAATATATCCAATGCACAACACAGACAATTATGCCGGTGATTCTCGTTTAGTTGATTTCTGTAACTGTTTATGGCAAAGCGGTTGGAGTATTTTAAACGGTCAAGGCTATCATATGAATAGCTTTAATGTGGTGGTTGATGCGGTATGGACGCAGGAACATTACAAGCACTCGTTAATGGAACAACACGTTCACGGTGGTGGAAATCAGTTGGTAGGTTTCTACTTTTTAGAGACACCAGAAAATTGTTCAAGAGTAATGTTCCATGATCCACGAGGCGGCAAAGTCCAAATCAACCTACCAGAGACTGACATGAGCGTAGCTACGCCTGCATCTAACACGATTAACTTTCAGCCAGAGCCTGGGATGATGTTAATAAGTAACGCATGGCTACCACATTCATTTGGCAGACATGGTTCAGACAAACCGATTAAGTTTGTGCATTTTAATCTGAGTGTGCAGTACGCACCGCAAGTCTGTAATACTAATGCGGCAGAAGTGGTTTGAAGTATTTAATAAGATTTAACAAGAGTAGAGGTCAGGCCGGTCGAGGAACAATGGAACACGTTTGGCGAGTGTTTGAAGGTGACAACGCTGAGAAAGAATATTTGTTCAAGCACTTTGTGTTGAATGTTAATTCCGCAAGTGAGAAAACCGGAGAAGATTGGAATATAAGTTGTCACGGTATTTTAGTAATAGATAAAAAGACATCGACAGCAACAATCAACAAGGAACGGACATGGACTATCAACCAGCTTTTAATCTAGCCATCGGAGCAGCAGCGTTTTTCGGAGGCTTCTTGTTTAATAAACTTTGGGCAGCCATCGACAAACTCGACACAGAAGTTCGTGATTTGCCAAAAGTCTACGTTGCAAAAGAAGACTACAAGTCAGACATCCATGAAATTAAGGGAATGCTTCGACAAATCTTTGATATGCTCGCTTTAAAGGCTGATAAATGAGATACCTACTCTTACTACTTATGTTTGTTTGTTCTGCTTCACAAGCTGCTCGCTATCAAATCTGTGTTGGTGAGTTTGCCTTCTGCGGTGCATCAAGTGCTGTACCAACTGGTAACTTAATAACTGTTAATACTCCTACAGGAACAGCTCAGTTCAACGAAGCAATGGCTGTATGTCCTGTTATGAATGGAAGCTCTGTAGCTGATGTCAAAGGTGGGAATATGCAAGGCAGTTGTGATGCAGCAGAAGGTCATGTATGGTCACTGTTTGCACCATTCTCAGAAGTACCTACTGCACCAACCTGGGATGTGACTACTGTTGTTCCTAGATTATTCGTAAGCGGATCAGATGCAAATTTTAGCCAGATGTTTTCATTCGATTGCGTCAAGACAGAAATAGTAAACGGAGTTCAGTTAGCTGATTGCTTTGGTGCTATCAACGAGAGTCTGACAGGCGCACCAGTACCTGCTGGAACTACGATGTTGACCGAAGCACCTTTAGGCTCAATTCTTCCTGTATCAGGCTCACTTCCATAGGTGACATATGCTTACTTTGCTCTCCACGATTATCTCGTTCCTTGCTGGTGGTTTGCCTAAGTTATTAGATTTCTTCCAAGACTCTAAAGACAAATCCCATGAGCTTAAAATGATGGCTCAACAGGCTGAACGTGAAATGTTGATGGCAGAGCGTGGCTTTATAGCTCAAGCCAGAATAGAAGAAATTAAGAATGAAGCTACCTTTGTGCAAGCAGCAGTTAGCGAGAAACTAGCTCTACTCAACCATGATATAGAGATTGGTAAAGGAGCGTCTGTCTGGGTAATTAATCTACGAGCGTTAGTACGGCCTATGATTACCTACGGTATGTTCTTGCTGCTGTGTGCTGTAGATGCCTTCGGGTTCTATTATGCTATTCAGACAGATGTAGCATTTGCAGATGCTATGTCTTTATTGTGGGATGAAGAAACTCAGATCATCTGGAGTTCTATAGTAGCCTTTCACTTTGGTAGCCAAGCATTTAAAAAATAGAAATGGTTTAAGCCAGGACATTTACAAATTTGGAAATTCAAAATTCCAAAAAATTCTGGGGAAAAAACTGAATAATGAATTTATCAAATACTGCTTGTGAACTCATTAAAGCCTTTGAATCGGTCAAACAACAGCCATACAGATGTCCTGCTGGCCTGTGGACTGTGGGTGTAGGTCATGTCCTGTACCCTCACCAGGCTGCGCTCAAAATGCCAGAACGCATGGCATTCCCACTTGACTCAGAACATAACAGGCTTTGGAGTAGCGGAGGAATAGATGCAATATTTAGGAGCGATCTTATTAGGTTTGAGACAGGTGTACTTAGACTTTGCCCTAGCTCTGCTAATAGCCAAGCACAGTTTGACGCTCTGGTTTCCTTCAGCTTCAACCTGGGTCTTGGAAGTCTGCAATCTAGTACTCTGCGCATGAAATATAACCGAGGTGATACAGCAGGAACAGCAGACGAATTTCTTAAATGGAACAAAGCTCAAGGGAAAGTTCTGAAAGGTCTGACTAGAAGACGAGAAGCAGAAAGACTACTATTTTTAAGTTAAAGGCGCAGAGCAGTTGAAGGAAAATTAATTAAATGGAGTGCTTATGCCTTACCGAGTTAATTTCGATTGGAAATCAGTTCCTGCTGAAGCTGAAGCTGTCTTAGAGAGCGACAAGCAAAGAGTTGCATTTCACCTACTTAGAACTGGCAATAGACCGAAGGACATTACTGAAGCTCTCGGTGTAGATCAAAGAAACTACTTCAAGATGGCTGCGAGAATTCGTGAGCTAATCCACAAGTCTGGTTACGATCCTGTTCATCACATGACTTTGATTTCTCCGTCTCCGCAAGTAATATCGGGGCGTTCCTCATTAGTTAAAGTCGATGAGGACGGTAAAGAAACAGTAGCGATGTACTGGAATAAAACGAATGTAAAGCAAGAGTCTCAAGTTGCTGCATTCCGATCTGCTATAGAATCTCTTGCAGAAGGTATAACACCATTCGTACAAGTCCCAGCCAAGCAAGGTGCTTGTTTTGACTTACTTACTGTCTACACCCTGACCGACTTCCATCTGGGTATGTATGCCTGGCAGGAGGAAACAGGTGCTAGTTGGGATATGAAAATAGCAGAGGGTGTTTTATTAAATGCCTTCTCAGATATGATGAGTGGTAGTCCTGATTCGAGAGTAGGAATATTTGCTCAGTTGGGAGACTTGTTACACTGGGATGGAATGTTGGCAACAACACCCTCTGCAAAGAATGTCTTAGATGCTGATACAAGATTTCCTTTATTGGTACAGACAGCGATAAGTGTTTGTTTAAAAGTTATTGAGATGCTCTTACATAAGCACGACAAGGTTCATGTGTTGATGGCTGAAGGGAATCACGACACGGCTTCATCTGTGTGGCTACGCGCCATTATGAAAAATACCTTTAGAGATAATCCACGAGTCTCAGTAGATGCTTCGCCATTTCCTTTTTATCACTACAGATGGGGTAAGACTTTCTTAGGGTGGCATCACGGACATCTACAGAAAATGGACAGCCTGCCTCTGTTGTTTGCTACTGATCCACAATTTAAATCTGACTACGGTCAGTGTAATTTTACCTACATCCACACTGGTCATTTCCATCACACAAAAGTAATCGACAAGGGCGGGATTATTGTTGAGCAGCATCCTACTTTGTCTGCCAGAGATGCGTATGGAGCAAGAGGGTTTCTATACTCAAACAGAGAAGCCAAAGCGATTACCTACCACAATGAGCATGGAGAAGTTTCACGAAGCACGGTACGACCGAATTTCACATGACAACTATCGTCTATGATTTAAAATTGAGACGTATTGCCTGTGATGGGCGTGTGACTCAGGGCGATGAAATCATTACAGACGAAGCGGAGAAAAGACTTGAGCTGGATAATATCGAGTTTTTTTTTGCTGGTGATGTCGGGTCTTTTAAAGAAGTAGCAGAAGCGTTCGTAAAAAAGACTCATAAGATTAGAAAAGGTTTAGATGCTCAAGCACTAGCGTGGGATGGTCTAGATTTATTCGATTTGAGTGCGGAGAAGGGTGTCTTGTCGTGGCATCCTGTAGTGGCTCGTAGAGGCTCTATAGGAGGGGGTGCATCCTACGCAGCAGTAGCTCTGGATAGTGGCTGTACGCCCAAACAGGCGGTACTGGCAGCGATTAAAAAGCATACAGGCACTGGCGGGAAGGTTCGTAGCTATAGATTGAGATTGCGATGATCGGTTGGTTAGCTAATTTACTTCAGATAATGGGCTTAATCTTACTCGGAGAACGAAGGGCTGCTGGTTGGCTATTTGGAATTGCTGCGGAACTTTTATGGATTATTCGAGCTTCAGATAAAGATATGCCAGACTTACAATTCATCTCAATTATCTACATATGCCTCGCAATCTATAATATTGTCAAGTGGGCAAAATAAACTTATTTGTTTACTAGCATGAAGAAAGTGCTTTACAACAGTATATCTATGAATTAATGTAGCGACTCATTCACAACGGGAGCTACACAACATGAAGACAATCCAATCGCAGTTAAAAGCACCAAAAGGCCAGTTCAATTCGTTTGGCAAGTATCGGTATCGTTCTTGCGAAGATATCGTAGAGGCTGTCAAGCCTTTACTGGCTGAAGCTGGATACCATCTTAATCTCACTGATGAGATTGTCATGGTTGGCACAAGGATATATGTCAAGGCTACTGCATCAGTATGGAACGGTGCAGAAATGATAGGCTGGTCTGCTGCATTTGCCAGAGAGCCTGATGAGAAGAAAGGTATGGACACCAGCCAGATTACCGGCACAGCATCCTCATACGCTCGTAAGTACGCTCTCAATGGCTTGTTTGCCATTGATGACACGAAGGATGCTGACACCCAACCACCTGTCGTAGATGAGCCAATTAGTGATGACCAGTACCAAATTGTCATGGATTTGTTGGTAGAAACTGATTCAAACATCACAAACTTTTGTAAGCATTTCAAGATAAAAGAAGTGGTCAATCTCAAGCAGTCTGACTTCGAGAGAGCTAAGACAGCCCTGGAAGCTAAACTGGAGCAATCCAAATGAGACTAATACCCCATGAACAGAGAAGTCCAGAGTGGTTTGCTGCAAGGCTAGGCATACCTACAGCTTCAAACTTTGACCGATTAATAACCTCTACCGGCAAACCTTCTGCCAGTGCTGACAACTACATCAATCAACTCGTAGCTGAGAGAGTCACTGGAGCTGCTGTAGAAGTCAAGGTTACTGACGCTATGCAACGTGGCACTGATCTAGAGCCAGAGGCTAGGTCGCTGTTTGAGTTCGTTACAGACCTTGTGGTAACAGAAGCACCCTTGTGTATGCACGATATCTTGGATGCAGGAGCTAGTCCTGATGCTTTCATTGGTGATGACTCTCTGCTGGAGATCAAATGCCCTTCTGGACATACCCATGTCGAGTATCTGAGAGATGGCTGTTTACCCAGCAAATACATTGCCCAGGTTCAGGGACAGCTATGGATCACCGGCAAGGTCAAGGCTCATTTCTTCAGTTACCATCCTGACTTCAAACCTCTGATGGTGGTTGTACAGAGGGATGAAGTGTTCATTGCCAAGCTGGAAGCTGAAGTTGTAAAGGCTACCAATAAGATTGATGAATTAGTGAAGGAGTTTTCATTATGATGATGGAGGCTAGTTACAAAGAACTGTATGGAAAGGAATACCAATCAGCTTCTGAATACGAAAGAATACTTTGGGCTGATGCGTGGAATGCAGCACTCAAGGCGATACATACAAACTGTCGATTAATGAAATACACGGAGCAAAAATGACTTACGATAATAATAACTCAGGTGCTATCTGGCCTAATAAAAAGAAATTAACGGACAAACATCCCAAGTGGACTGGGAAATGTACGGTCGAAGGGATTGATTACTTCATGTCTTGTTGGGCTGGCGATAAAGATAAGCCTGGCGCACCCAGCTTGACCATCAAGTTCCAGAGAGCAGATGCATTTAAACCAGTAGTTCAATCAATAGAAATGGAGGATTTAAATGACATCCCGTTCTGATTATCATTTTGGAAATGGACTGCGTGACTATCTAGACAGTCGTGGAGTAAGGCCTAGTTTCATTGCAGCTAAAATGGGTGTGAGTCCTCAGATGATGTACCAGTGGGAGCATTCCACTGACATCAGATTGCGATCAGCGATCAAGATTGCTGAAGCTCTAGAGATTTCGCTAGATGATCTAGTGTCTATCTGTTATGAAAAATAACATGGAGTTCTGGAGAGTTGACAGCCAAGATACGAAAGATGCTTTGCATAAATTCATTGACGAGACTTATGCTCAGAAAAAGTATATTACGTTTACATTGACCAACGAAAAAAGAGCATCAATCAAACAGTTCAATGCACTTCATGTGTGGTGCGAGCGTATGGCTGATGCTCTAAATGAAAGCGGTAATGATATGCGTAAGACACTAAAAGAGTCTGTTGCAATTCCCTGGACGATGCTGACTGTCAAGTCTCAGATATGGAAACATATCCAATTAATTGTGTGTGGGAAGGAAAGCACCAAAGAACCATCACCCAGTGAGTATGCTGAAATCTATGAAATATTAAACAGGCATTTCTCAGAAAAATACGGGATACACGTTGCATGGCCTCAGAAGGAATCCAGTGAAAAACAATAACACTAAACTTGAAGAACAAACGTACCAGATCGGCAGGAAAGCTCGAATAGCTGACTTACCATTGTCATCTTGCAATCTACACAGTACTGACTCAAAAAAGTGCTGGTGGGTAGCTGGGTGGCACGACCAAGATATGGAGTTCGGTGTTAGGGTCTATGTTAACAAGGCGGTGTAGTTTTTGTAGAAAGAAGATACCAGCAGCGGGTGCTGTAGTAGGCTCGCTGAAGGCATTTTGTAATATGGAACACTTGATACAGTTTGCCAGGACGAAGGGTAAAGTGGTGTTGGACAAAGCACAAAGATTAGAAAAGAAAGCAAACAGTATTAAATTAAAACGTAGAGTCGAGTGGGTGAAGGAAGCCCAGGCTGCATTCAACAATTACATTAGAGAACGTGACAGGGGTAACGAGTGTATATCATGTTCAACCATCTTACCAATGGAAGATATAGTTGGAGGTGGTTACGACTGTGGACATTATCGGTCAACAGGATCATCACCACATTTACGTTTTAATCTACACAATGCACATGGTCAATGTAAGAAATGCAATAGATACTTGTCAGGAAGTGTGACGAATTACAGAATTAAATTAGTAAAAAAGATCGGGAATTATAGACTAGATGCACTTGAGTCAAATCAAGAAATCAAGAAATACTCAATAGAATATCTACAAAGAATTAAATTAATATTTACAAAGAAAGCCAAAAGGATTAAAGCAAATGCTGATAAAAGAAATCAAAAGTAATTGGTATATGTTGTCTAGTGATGGTGAAGCTGGTGGGCTAGTCTGGTTTGGTTATACTAAAGCAGAAGTCATTGGTAAGTTTACAAGCTGGTTGCGCAGGAAAGACTTAGAGAGTCTGAGATGAAATTCAAACAAGAAGATATTGTTTGCATTTTTGTTGTTTCATTATTTATTCTTGCAGCTTGTGCAGTCAGCACATTTGACTATGACGATGAAGAACAGCAACGACAATTATATTGTAATATGTATGCGATATTTCAAGAATCAAATGGCGAATACGGCTGGCCTGATTACAATTCTAACGCTGCGGAGATATGCGAGTGAAAAAGTATTTAAGCATTGTTGAAAACAGAAAGTTACTGACTGAAAGTTCCACAAGACAACATGAACTTGAAAACCACATTGCTATATATTTAAAGAAGGGTGGCACTATCACAAAAGTGGCTGACGGAGTTTCTGGTGAGACACCTACCAACAGAGCAAAGCCTTTTGTAATCAACAGACACACTTTGGAACAAGAATGAGCGAAAGTCTTATTGAAAGAAAATGTCAGTGTGGTGCTGCTATGACGCAAGTGCTGACATATGAAACACCAGATAAACATCCAGTTAGATGTGGTTGGTTCTGTATTATTTGTAGAGCCTGGGTGAAAGCAGTATCACGAGAAAGGGTGGTATAAAAAAAGCCCCGCAGCTTTTGGCATTGGGGCTTGACTCAGACCACACGGGAGCGTAGTGTGAGCGATGTCGGTTGGATTGTAGTCCATCGATACTGAAGGTGGCTAAAGATCGACTTGCCGACAGCGGCATTATTACCGATCTCTCCCCCCGAAAGCAACCAGTATCGATCAACATAGTCCTATATCGTCCAGTGTTTTAATGCAATGACTGTAACTCAATTGTAATGTCTACAGGACTTTAAGCTGGATAGCAAAATGCACTCAGGACTTGAGGAGCGACTGTCAGAATCTAGCAAGTGATTCTGAGTAAACTGGGTTAAGCGGACACCAATCGAGAAGTTCGATGGGGTTAGGTGAGTTGACAGACTCTCAGGATGAGGAACTGTTCCAGCAATCAGTGTATTTTGGATCAATGCAGGCAGGTATTCTCTACTGTACTACTAGGCTAGGTGTCCCAAAGCTCCTCATAGAATACTGTGGTCTGAAAAAAGTGATACAAGTACAAACTCATTAAAAAAAGACAGAGTTTGTTCCTACGATTTACGGGAGATATATGGCATGGTTGATAAGCAAAGCACTTTACGAGAAATGGCACTCTTCGCTGGAGCGGGAGGAGGAATTCTCGGAGGACACCTGCTCGGATGGAAAACCGTCTGTGCAGTCGAATGGGATATCTACGCAGCTTGCGTACTTGCAGCCAGACAGAATGACGGCATTCTCCCGTCTTTCCCGATATGGGATGACGTTCAAAGTTTTGACGGTACAAAGTGGAGAGGACTTGTTGACGTGGTTTCGGGAGGATTTCCTTGTCAGGACATATCCGCAGCAGGGTTGGGAGCAGGAATTGAAGGAAACAAATCCTCAATGTGGAAACACATGGCAAGGATTATTGGCGAGGTTAGACCTAGATACGCATATGTGGAGAACAGCCCAATGCTCACTTTTCGAGGACTTGGAGTTGTCCTTGCAGACCTTTCCAAGCTGGGGTATGACTGTAAATGGGGAATTATATCAGCAGCAAGTGTTGGCGCACCACACCTCAGAGAACGTATCTGGCTTAAAGCCGAACAACGAGAATTTTTTTCACACTCCAAACACAACGGGGATGGATGGAGGCAGCAACAGCCGCAGAGCATTAAAGAAACGTCTACAGATATGGCCCACACCAACTCAAAGGGATTACAAGGGAGGTTACAAAACGGAATCTTTAATAAGGAAGGACGGGAAAAGCAGGGCAATGGATGCGCTACCAAATGCAATATTGGGAGGGCTTGGGACGGAAACTCAAAATGGTGGAACGCTGAACCCGATGTGGGTCGAGTGGCTCATGGGGTGGCCTGTAGGGTGGACAGACTTAAAGCGATTGGAAATGGACAAGTTTCATCAGTGGCAGCAACAGCATGGAGTATTTTAAATGGAACTTAGACCGCACCAGCAATTGGCAATTGACCAGATTAGACATTCACTAGCTACTGGACATAGAAGACCACTGCTAGCTGCTCCCTGTAGCTTCGGTAAAACTCTGACTGCTGCCTATATCCTGCAACACGCTGCCGAGAAAGGTAACCGAGTAATATTCTTTGCTGATCGAATCAAGTTAATCAGCCAGACTTGTGACCAGTTTGACAAACTTGGATTGAAATATGGTGTGATTCAGGGTCAGCATGAGCAGACCGATCCATCCCAACTCATCCAGATTGCCAGTGTTCAGACCATTGCCAGAAGACAGAAGATGCCTGAGTTCTCACTGGCTATCGTGGATGAATGTCACATCCAGGCTGAGATCGTCAAGAAGCTAATGGAAAGGTACGATAACGTACCCTTTATAGGGCTTTCTGCGACACCCTACAGCAAAGGGCTGGGTAGGTATTACGATGATCTCCTTGTCCCGATAACAGCCCAAGAACTGCTCGAAAAGGGCTATCTAGCACCCGTCCATTATTATGGTGGCAGTCATATCGACATGAGCAAGATCAAAATGAAGGCTATATCAACTGGCGGTTCAGATTACGATCCCGATCAACTAGCAGAAGCCACAGAACAACAGCAAGAAAAGCTAACGGGTGACATAGTTCGGAACTGGTTATTGCATGGTGAAGACAGTCAAACCATAGCGTTTAGTCCCAGCATTAGACACAGCCGGTACTTAGTCGATATGTTCAACAAGGCTGGCATTAGTGCTGTACATATTGATGGCTACATGGACGAAAGATTAAGGCAAGTGCTATACAAAAAGCACAACGATGGTGAGTTTAAAATCTTGTCATGTAGCAAGTTATTGAACACTGGCTATGATGCTCCGAGCGTGAGATGCCTGATTGATTGCTATCCAACTAAATCAATAATTTCTTACCAGCAGAGAGCCGGTAGGATTATGCGCATCAACCCTGGCAAAGAGTACGCAATCTACCTTGACCATGCCAGTAATGTAGGAAGGTTTGGATTTGCAGAAGACATCGTAGCAACAATGCTTGACGATGGTGAAAAGAAATTTGTTGAGCGAGATCAGGTTAAAGATACTAAAGAAAAGAAACAGCATACTTGCCCACAATGCTCCAAGATTATGTTAGGCATTCGATGTTCCTGCGGGTATGAATTCCCAATCAAGGAAAGACTCGAAACAGATTCGTCAACGCTTGTACAGCTTGCCAGTGCAAAAGCATACGCCCAGGCTGACAAATCTATGTGGTACTCAGGACTACTGACTCATGCAAGAAATAAAGGGTACAGTGATGGCTGGGCTGCTCATAAGTACAAAAGTAAATACGGTGTATGGCCTCGTAGTCTAGATTATATCAAGGTGGGTCAGATACCACTGGAAGTCAGCAATTGGATACTGTCTGAAAATATAAGATATGGACATCGAAACGATAAATGGAAAAAGCTGGATAATTTAAATAGGATGCTTGACTATAATACATGATTGCATTTAGTATGTACGACATACCGCAGCAGAGGGCTACGGGACAACGGGAGCATAAAGGTGAAAATTACAATTAATCTAGATGGATATGATGTAGGTTCTGATATGTCTGTTGCTGCACAGGTAGTAGCTCAAGCTTGGAGGTACGATCCAAATGCTGATGTTCGTATCAAAGGTCTTGATAAAAAAGACCAAGAGTATGTGTGGTACAACGCTAGCCGATTGTTTGAAGCAGGAGTATCACGATGAAAGATCCGATTCTTGAAATCCTTTTAGATAATCTTGGTGAAGTAATCAGAGGGGATATGTTCGATCCCCAAGATAACATCTTGGACACAATTTGGTGGGAGTTGAGCAAAGACCACTCCTTTCATTATGATGCCACTTCTCAGAGTACAGAGTATTCTGGTTTAGTCAGGGATTACATGATCAAGATGACTCAACCACTACAGCACAGTTTAAACTACTGTACTATTAAGTTGTACAGGTTGGCTGCATACTCAGTTGCAGAAAATTACGAGTCTGAGTGCTGGTTAGCTAGCAACGATACTCGAACGGATAACGATCCAGAGGATTACGGTTGAGCTTTGTTTGCCCCCTGCCACCGATTAAGGTACTCGTAAGAGCAGAGTACCTGTACGACCATCAGAAAGGGCATGGAAGCCTAGTCGATGGTGTATGGTGTTCAGTCAAGTCTATAAGGGGTGAAGCATTCAGATTTGAGACTTATCTACCTGAATTTGCAGCACTTTATGACAAACTTCCCATTTCTGCATTCGTGTGGAAAACCTGTGAACAACCTCTCGATCTAGACATTCTGCAAATCTGGGATGCCCTGACATACCATGTTGAAGTAATCGAGAAGCCCTTGCTTAAAGGGTTACGATGCGAGTTCTATGGCAAAGACGGCAACAAGCACCCTGGTGAGTATATGTTTACTTTGGATGGTGCTAACCCTGATCCCAGAATCCCTGACTTCGGGTTCTCCGAATCCCCAGACGAACACAAGAGTTACAACTTGCTAAAACTGGACAACGGTCAGTTCGCTTTGCAGCCAAATAATCGAGTGCTGTTCTTCGATAATGCACTGGCTCACAAAAAGCTGAAGATGCCTGACTTCAAAGTCTGTACTCATAAATATACAGTTGAGGACAAGGCCAAGTGGCGGCTAGGCAGCACCAGCACTGTAAATTATGACGATGCCAAAGATATTTAGGAATTTCAAAATGAGTTGAGCCTGGGTTTTACTTGATTTGGAAAATCAAAATTTCATAATTTGAAATCTCAAAAAATTCTGGGGAACTTTACTGTATATCAAAATGGTCAAAAAACATTGAAATTCTGCCATTTTCTGTGCATACGTAAGTTAGTACTCACTAACAAGGCCTTGTAAGTAAGCACTAACTAACATAATGTTAATTTTTTGTTAACGATAGCCAAGCACAACATGACAATTTATATAATGCTTTGGAATCGTTTTAATTTATGCCCTTTGGGATAGTATTGCTCAGTCTGTTATTTTGCCATGCAAGCGATCCAGTGAAGTATTATTGGCATATAAAAAAGCATACCAACCAATAGCCAAAAAAAAGCCCCAATTAAGGGGCTTATATTCATCTTTCTAAATCTTCTGTTATTCTTGCCATTGCATAACAAATGTTGTCCCATTCTTCATCGTTTTTTTCGATACCTTCTGGTATAACCTTTTCCCGATATTCTTCCAATGCTTCCCAAATGATATCTATCATCGTGCAGACTCCCAACACCATCCATCAATTTCGTAAAAAGTTACGCCAAACACTTCTATTGTTTCGCATCGGTACACTTCATCATTATCCTTCACAAAAACATCATCACCTACTATTGAGAGGACATTTTCAAAATGGGAGTCGCTTGCATATTCAGACTCCAACCATTCATTAATTTTTACTATTTCAGATATTGGGAATGAGGGCATCTGCCAACCATTCCATCGTGTACCAGTAGTAATACCTTTAAACGATGGGCTATTTTCTACCCGAAAATTACTGATAAAAAGATCATTTTTCATTGTCATTCTCCGATGTTATTACTTTGTCCCAACACCAACCATCAATAAAATAATGGGTAACTCCATTGTGTTGGATTGTCTCGCACTGGATGCACTCTTCTAAAGAATGGTAAAAGACAGAGACAATATCACCTTGAATTATTATATCGTTTGCGTTTATTCCGTCTTCTATCCAATCTTGAATTGCTTTGATTTCTGACAATGGAAACCACGGAGTTTGCCAGCCATTCCACCTATCGTTGTTGGTTACGCCTTTAAACTCTTTGCCTTCATCTATGCAAAAAATTCCATTTTCAAAATTTCCGATTCTATGATTCATAATTACACCTTTAAATAGTTTTTAAGAAATGCTTTAGAATTTCCTACATTAGATAATTCAATTATTAAAACGGCAATTTCTGCAATGCAAGGATCGCCTAACAACCATGCTTCAAAATCTTCAGTTCTAGCCATTTCTAACGCTTCATTTGGCACTTTTATGCCAATGGCTTTCATTTCTGTTAACTCTTTAATAACTTCAAGATTTAGCTTGTTCATAATTTCACCTTTAATTTTTTTTGGTAGGATCAGATTAAAAATTTTGGACAAGGAAAGATTCAGTTTTGCCAACTGGAATTACGGTAGTGCATGACTCTATATCTTCAATGCTGTAATTATTATCAGTATCACCGTTGTTATAAGCATCGTTGAATTCTTCCAAATCTGCATATTCTGTATACTCACAGCAAAGCTCTATAACATCTAAATCATAACCTTCATCAATTTCTTCTAACCACTCAAACAATGCGCACAATGCGTTATAACTGAATTGGTCTTTTCTGCCCATTGCTCTAAATGCGTCAATGAATTGTGATTGATTGATTGTCTGTATCATTTTAATTACTCCGCATAGTTAACAAAAAGGATTGTGTTTTGACGATATGGTCTGAAGATGTAGCCATCACCATATGATTCAGTTACGCCTCGGACATTTGAGAGACCTACAGATGCTTTGGCATTTCTCATTACTGTGCGCTGATAGGATTTAGGTTCGACAGTACCATTGCCATTGTTGCCAGCAAAATGATGCCATTCTGGTACTGTAATGCTCGATCGTTTTACCCAACAATAGTTAGCTTCACCGCCAAAAGTATCTGTCAGCTCAACATTAAATGTGTTCATAAGTAATCAACCATATAAATAATAACAAAAGCAAAAAAGACTGCTATTAATAAAAGACCGCAAAATTCTTGTAAATGTTTCATGGCATCACCTCACAAGTAGCAATTACAAAATTTTCCGTACCATTTATTAATCGATGGTCATAATCTGTAGATATATAGTTATTAGAAGTAAAAATAATGTCACCAACATTTACTAGTCGGCATCTTTCGCCTTCTTTAGTGCGCACAAGATCATTAGATTGATAGTAATGATCTGCTATTAGTTTGATAGATTTCATATTGTGATCTCTTGTTGTTTAACTTGAATTGAATAACCTAATGCCTTGATTGAATCTAAAGCCCGATTAGTAAATGTTTTAGTGCCAGCTAGATCAGCCAAAATTTTAGATTTGGCACAAACTGGATAAACACTGCGATTTCCGTAAACGCTTTTGATTTCAACTATGATTTCCATTGTTATTCCCCCAGTAGTATCCATGCGCCAAATAGAATAATTAGCCCAACAAATAAGATAAAAAGTAGATGGTTCATAGTTTGAACCCAAAAGCTTTAAGATAGGTTTGTTCTACAGGTGTCAACATACAAACAGAAAATGGATGTTTGTATATATAAGCTTGTAAACGAACTCTGTTTTTATCTGATTTTGATATGATGAAGGCAGTTAATAGTTTGTTCATGTTCATACCCCATTTAACAAAAATGGTGTGAAAAATGTTGCTACTGCTAAAATAGCTAGCCCAACAATACCTCTAATGCTTTCGGGTAAATTGCCGAAACACATATTGTATAAATTCCAACCTAAAATGATAAAAACTATTGAGATGATTGCTATGTTCATGTTGTATGCCTCTATTGGTGTTACTAGTAGTTGAATGAATTGCTGTATTACGGAATCTAAAGTAATTCATTTAATAACATAATGCAATACATATATGAAATATATTTGTAATTATTTGCAATTAGGTAAAAAGTGTATATAATTCAGCGTATTAGATAGAATTTTGCTATAGTTTTTTGATGGATTAGAATGCAAAGCAGAATATATTTATGATGGATTACCAGATATCCAGCATTGATTACCAGATAGCAGATATCCAGCATTGATCTCACTGGTAGCAGTAGGCAAGTAGGCAAGTAGGCATAAGAGCGCATAGAATCGCAATAGAGCGTAGAGAGAGGTTGGACAATGGCAGATAGCACTGATAACAAACCCATAGTTAAGAAAGTAACTGGCGGCTCACAATATGTCCCAACTGGTATGCCAGCGGGTAGACCTGAGAAGTGGACACAAGAACTAGAAGACACAGTACTTGATCTACTATCAGAGAAATCACTTGTTGGTACTTGTAAGATAGTAGGGATAACACCTAGAACTGTATATGCTTGGATTGAAAGCAAGGAAGGATTCTTGACTAAATACTCACGTGCGTGCGAGGAAAGGGCTAGTTATTGTGCTGATGCGATATTGGAAGCTTCCTATGACTTACTCAATCCAGACTCTATCCTTGATGCTAACAAAAGCAGAGTAGGCATAGATGGGCTTAAATGGTCGGCAGCCCGCTTGTTTCCTAAGAAGTATAGCGATAAGCACCTACTTGAAGTATCTAGCACTGTTAACCATACCAACCTCTCTGATGATGATTTGAGCAGAAGGCTGCTAGAGTTAAGGACTGCCCACGAAATAGCAAGCAAAACCTAGCATTTACAAGGCCTAGCGTGTTAGTAAGCACTCACTATCTATACACCATGCATGGATGTTCAATGGTATCAATAGTTAACAATGCATTAACATTCATTAACGTTAAACGTTAACAATTCGTTAACGCCAGGATTGACCTATGACTGGTAGGGGGGGGTACGACTTCAATATTGATGATCGTTGATCCCCCCACTTCTATATAGCGCAATTTTCTACAACTTTTCCCTATATAGCGCAATTTTCTACAAACCTACCCCCCTAAAATACCCCAGAATGCCTAAAAAATTTTTCGGAGGGCTAATTTTCAGCAATAGATTTAAAATCGTAATGTATAAATTTAAAATCAACAATAGAAGCCTCGGACGAAGACAATCTATGACTTTAAAATCAACAAGCTACCCTCTTGGATTCTCATTGGATTGTTAACAAGGAGTGATTAACTGTATGATGTTCCACATGAAACATAGATGACGAGAGTGTTAAGCATGAATCGACAGCAGAAGCTAGAGTTAGCGTCTTTGTTAGAAGAACAGACTAGACGCTTGAATCAAGCCAAGTTTATGCGTAAGTATTCCACGTTGTATGAGTGGCAGAAGAGATTTATATCCGCTACAAAGGAATGCCGTATTGCTGGGTTGATGGCTGCTAACCAGGTAGGTAAATCTCAAACAGGTAGAGTGTTGGATTGTGCGCATCTGACGGGTGAGTACCCTGAAGATTGGGAAGGGTATAAGTTTAGTAAAGCTCCGTTATGTTGGTTGTTAGGATACTCTGGTGAGAAGACTAGGGATTTGTTACAGAAACCTATGTTTGGTGATTTGAGGGACAGTAAGTTTTTAGGTGGCCTAATCCCTGTTGACAAGATTATTGACTATAGGGCTATGGCAGGAACATCGGGTGCTTGCAGAGAGATCAGGGTAAAACATAAGTCTGGAGGTGTATCGGTCTGTCAGTTCTGGTCTTACTCACAAGGACAACACGCTTTGATGGGTGACGTTGTTGATTGGTATCACATTGACGAAGAACCTGAAGACCAAGAAATCTTCCCTCAAGTTTTAACAAGGACGTTGAATGGGGACTTAGGACAGGGAGGTAGAGGTATTATCACGTTTACCCCTGAGAACGGAAAGACTAGCCTTGTCCAACAGTTGATGGATTCTGACGGTTCAGGTATGTGTTTACAGACCGCTACTTGGTCTGACGCTCCTCATCTTACTGAAGAGATGAAACGAGACATTCTAAAGGCTTATCCCCCTTACCAAAGAGACATGAGAAGTCGAGGAGTTCCCTTGATGGGTGCTGGGCTTATCTTTGAGCATGGTGAGGAAGATATAACCTGTAAGAGATTTGATATTCCTGAACACTGGTATTTGATTAATGGGATGGACTTTGGCTGGGATCATCCACAGGCTCATGTTCAATTAGCGATTGATCCTGACAGTGGAGCTATTTACGTTGTACAAGCCTGGAAGAAATCTAAGAAACAACCTTTTGAAGCCTGGCAATCGGTCAGAGGTTGGGCTAAAGATGTCCCTACTGCTTGGCCTCACGATGGACTAATGCACGAAAAGGGTTCTGCTAAACAACAAAAGGACTATTATGAGGAAGCAGGTTGGTCTATGCTAGACGAACATTCGACTTGGCCTGAAGGTGGTAATGGCGTTGAGGCAGGATTAATGAAGCTCAACGAACTCATGTCCACTGGTCTTTTTAAGATATTTGCTGATTTGCACGAGTTAGTTGCAGAGGTAAGAGAATACCATCGGAGGCAAATGCCCAATGGTACTTCTGCTATTGTGAAAGTGAAAGACGATTTGATTGATGCCGTAAGAGGAGCTTTTATGATGGCTCGTTACGCAGAGCAGAAACGGTATATTAGCGAACCTGTTAATTACGAAGAAGAGAATTATCAAGCACCTACTGGTGCGATGGGATATTAATATGACGGTTAAGATTCTAGTCGAATACATAAGCAAGATGAATATTGCTGATGACCTTGATGAAGATATTCTCAGGGCTATTGGATCAAGAGTTAAACGTCAGTACGAAGAAGACCTCACCTCAATGACTGATTGGTTGGATGCTGTGAAGAACGGTATCGACCTGATGAGACAAGAATACCATACCCGATCAACGCCCTGGGAAGGGGCTTCCAATTACAAAGACCCTATCCTGACTGAAGCATCGTTACGCTTTGGTGATAAAGCTACCCTTGAGTTATTGAAAAATAAAAACTTATTGGCTGTACAAGCTATCGGTAGAGACAAGGATGGTAAAAAGAAAGAACGCATGAAGCGTGTTTCTGAAGTAATGAACTATCAGATTAACTATGGGATGGGTGGCTGGAGACGAGATCAATCTCGATTATTCTATCAACTGCCTAACGTAGGAACAGCGTTTAAGAAAGTAGTCTTTGATTTACTTGAAGATAAGTGTGAGTCCATTGTAATTACTTACCCTGACTTCGTTGTTAACCAAGCTACCAAGTCTATGTCTGACTGTCGTTCTTTCTCTCAGGTTATGCAGTTCTCCCGTAATGCTATAGAAGAGCGAGTTCGTTCGGGGAAATGGCTGGATATTGAAATGTTTGAAGATGAGTCTTCTGAATACGAAGAAGGTGTAGACCGTAAAGGCGATAAATTCTCCAACGAAGAACAGAAGGTAATTAACAGTTTTGACAATCCAGAGAAGTTTATTGAGCAGCAATGCTTTTATGACTTAGACGGTGATGGGTATGAAGAACCTTATGTGATAACGGTTCACGACCAATCAGGCAAGGTAGTCAGGATTGTTGCTCGGTTTGATGAAAACTCCATCATGGTTAAGTATAACGAAAAGGTTATGTCATTGCCTAAAGCGATGAGACTTACCGAACAAGACGTAGTGAAAGGGTTTGGTGGTGATGGAATGATGAGCTTTTTAGGGTTAGCAAAACCTAAAATCAATAAAGAAGACTTTGAAATCGTTAGAGTAATCCCTTTCCAAAACGTAACAAAGTATGGATTTATACCAGCCCCTGATGGCACTTTCCTTGATCTGGGCTATGCCCATGTTCTCGGGGCAATGACCCAAGCAATTAACGCTACCACTAATCAACTGACTGACCGAGGTACTTTGAACAATGTAGGCGGTGGAATACTGTCTAAAGAGTTCAGGAAAGAAAACGGAGTCACTAGGCTGAAGATGGGTCAGTACGTCAAGACGGATGTTCCTGCTGAGAAATTGGCAAAGGGTATCTTTCCAAATCCTACCCAAGAACCTAGCCAGGCATTGCTGGCTCTTAACCAGCAGATGAGCAATCGAGCGCAAACATTCTTGGCGGTAGCTGACTTGTCTGGTCAGATTCAAGCAAGCACAGCTCCTACTACTGCGTTGGCTATTATTCAGGAAGGAATGACAGCCACTAATGCGCTGTTTAAACGGATTATTGACTCACAGACTGAAGAATTCCAAGTGCTGTACAGGATTAACAAAACTACTTTTAATCCTGATTTGTATAAAGATATTCTGGACGATCCAGAAGCTGACCCTATTGCTGACTTTGATTCTGATATGGTTGAGATTATACCCTCTGCTAGTGCTGAGATGAGCAGTCGTGTACAGCGAATTCAAACTGCTGCACTTGAGCTAGAACAAGTCCCTATGGTTCTCCAGTCTGGAGGTAATCCTGTTCCTATTATCAAAGGATTCTTTGAGGCTATCGGGTCTGACTTGTTAGACCAAATATACCCAGAAGAAAGCTCCATGAGTCCAAAAGACAAAGAAGCTATCCAGAAAATGACTGCTGAGAAAGAAAAAACCAATCAGTTAGCACAACTTCAGACTGAAATACTTAAACGTGAGCAAGACCGTTTGGATGAAGACTCTAAAGCTAAACGCAAAGAGATCGAGTCTAGGATTCTTACTGCTAAAGTCACTGATATTGAAAGCCTGGCTAGAGCTACCAAGTTGGCTGAAGAAGCAGAAACTGAATCTACCCAGAATAAGATTGACAAGTATTCTGGAATAATAGATATGGCTGAAAAACAGATAATGAACTATGGCATTAATCCTATGGAGAGGATTCAACCTATAGCTCCTCCTCCACCACCAATGCCTCCTCCAATGCCGCCACCAATGCAAGCTCCACCAATGCCACCACAGATGCAGCCACAAGCACCAGGCACAGTGCCTGATAATTTACAAGGGTTGATGAATCAACAAGCAATGCCAGAAGTACAGAACCCATAGCGGGTAGATAATCTGCAAATGCAGATCTGCAAATGCAGAATAGAGGAGCAATAGATGCTAGAGATGCTATTTAGTTTAATTCCTGAACGTACCCTCATTACACGAGACCACTACAACAAGTGGAAACGTGACCCCGTTACCGTCCGACTGCATAACGATCTCATATTAGCGTTACTTGAGCAGATACAGGACGATTTGCCAGAATCAGTAGATAGCTCCATTCCACTAGCGCATCAAAGAGAAGGTGCTAGGAAAATGATAGATATTCTATTGTATTGGCAACCAGTAGAGGTTCGTAACGAGGAACTAAGCAATGAAGATTAAACCAGTAGGATTCTACGTTTTAGTAGAAACCCAGTTAGTAGAAGAAAAAACGGCTGGCGGTATTTTATTAACTAAAGATACCGCACAGAAAGAACAATCTGTTACTGAAGAAGGCATTTTACGGGCTGTTGGCCCTACTGCTTATTCAGGATGGGAAGGTTGTAAGGATGAATCAAAACCAGCCCATGTCCAATGGGGAGTAAACATTGGAGATAGGGTAGAGTTTAGAAAATTTGAAGGCAAGAAATCGGTTGTTAAAGATTATGACAACTTCCGTTACATTCCTGATACACACATCATTGGAGTCATAGACAATGGCTGATTCAGAAGAAATTGATTTGAAAGCACTTGCTCAAGAACCAGAGGAAAAGGAAGAAGTAAAGCTCCCTAAAACATACGCTACCCGCCAAGAAGATAAAGCAAGAAGCGGTGGATGGGTATCTGAGGAAGAATGGAATGAAGCCGGTAAAGCAGCAGAAGATTGGATATCTGCGGAGGCTTTTAACATTCGTGGAGAGTTTATTGGTAAGTTAAAAAGCAAAGACAGGGAAATTGAGGAGAGACTTTCTGGTGTTAACAAGATTGTTGACGCTCAGAAGGCAGTAATCAGGGATTTTCGTAAAGCTGCTATTGAAAATGGTGATGTTAAGGCTGTTGAAGGCTACGACAAGCAGATTGCCAACCTCAGTATGCAAGCTCCTGCACGAAATACCGATCTGGATGACTGGAATACCCGTAATGCGTGGATATTTGAGGAATCTCCTAAGTCTATCTATGCAAGACACGAATATCAGAAGGCTAAAATGCAAGGAATGGACGATAACACTGCTTTATCTATGGTAGATGGCAAATTAAAGGCTAGTTATCCTGATAATACCCCTAAAAGAAGTGTTCCTGACACTGAAAAAGGGCATGGAAACAAGGGCTTTAAGACACCTTCTAGGGCATTAAGTATGGCTGATTTAACCAATGATGAGCTTGCTTTGAAGGCTGCATTGCCAGATGCTTGGAAGAACGATAAAGAATTCCTGAAGGCTGTATCTGACTCTAGGGGGTCAAAATGAGAGGACGTAGAACTTCCGCATCCAATGTAAGTGCTGAGATGTCTGCTGTAATGGGTATTGAGTCTGGTGATGCCAGAAATCCTAACGAACCTGCTAAACGGGTCAGAAGGGGTATGCAGCAAGGGCTAAACCTTGAAGTACCTAATTATGAATTTGATTTGGATCACTTTTATTACCGCTGGTTTTCAGAGGTAAGTAATCGTCCAGGTCGTATTACTTCTGCACAGAATGCTGATTATGAAATGTGTGTAGATTTCTCTGGTGGGAGTATAACCAGACCTTCTGGCAGCAGTACCATGTACCTGATGAGGCTTAAGCGTGAATTCAGGACAGATGACCAAAATGCCAAGAAGGAAAAGAACAAAAAAATGCTTGGTGAGCAAACTAAACTCGCAGTCAATGAATATGCACCGACTAGAACAAGAGCCGAAGGAAGCGAATCATCTTTAGATCGAGTTGAGTCAGATAATCCTTATAGTTGACAATGACTTTGCTGCTACTGTAATCTAGTAGCAGCAAATTGCTTTTAGCAATTTATAGTTTAGGCATAGAGCCAAATTTAGAGATTTTCCTCACTAAACGCTTAGAAAAAGCGTCAGTTAGTTGAGACAACTGCCCGTAAGGGTATTTCTTTCATTTAACTTACTGAGGTCTACAATGGCTGGATTTAATTTTGTAGGTACTGAGGCACAGGGTGACATTACAGGGAAAAGTAAAACTTTCCATGTACTTGCATCTCACTCTGGCGTTCTCGGAATAGGTGACTTGGTCGTTCTGACCGGCACTTCTTTCACTGATGGTTATGCAGAGGTCGATATCGGCACTGCTAACATCGGTAACACTGGCGTAGTCACTGGCGTTCGTCCAACTTTTGCTGGCGAAGCTCTGTCTTACACTCACTTACCCGCATCTACTGCTGGTTACTTGACTGTAAACACAGATGCTTTTGCTGTGTATGCTGTTGACGTGGCTAATGGCCCATTCACCGCTGTTGACGTTGGTCTTAACTGTCCCGCAGTAGTTACTGCTGGTACTGTTTCTGGCTCAATCTTTGTCAGCAACATGAAAGCCAACTTCACTGGTCGTGCTACTACAGCAACCCTTCCATTAACTATCGTCCGTCTGCTTGTAGGTTCTGATGGCGTACTTGGCTCACGAGCTATGGTACGAGTCAATGAAACCAACAGCAAACTGGGCGCAACTGGCATTTAAGGAGATAGACAATGAGTACAATTATTACTCGTGGTAGTATTCCACGTCTTCTCCAAGATGGCGTTGGCAATATTTTTGGGAACGAACTTGCAGAACACGAACCCAAGTACGATAAAATCTTCATGGTCAAAGATAGCCAGAAGGCATTTGAAGTAAATGTCCAGATGGAAGGATTTGGTCGTTTCAGTAACAAAGACGAAGGTGATGATATCTCCTTTGATTCTCGTAGACAGGGCTTTACACCTAAGTATATCCATTCAACTTGGGCTAAAGGCTTTATCGTTACTGAAGAAGCGATTGATGACGAACTGTACAATCAGTTCAGTGATGGCGCAAAAGCTCTGGCTCGTGCTGCTACTATCACTAACGAACTGGATGCCCACAGCGTTCTGAACAATGGCTTTGATACTGCTTACGTCATGACTGACGGTGATGGCACTTCCTTGTTCTCTACATCTCACAGCAATGGCCCAAGCGGTGGTACTTACCAGAACCGTTTGACTGTTGATGCTGATTTGTCAGAAGCATCATTGGAAGACATTTTAGCTCTTATCATGCAAACCACAGATGCTCGTGGATTACCTGCTGCACTGATGCCAAAACGTTTGATCGTACGATCAGGCAACAACGCATTCAATGCACAGCGTATCTTGGGTTCTGTATTGCAGAATGACAGTGCTAACAATGCTACTAACGCAGTCCGTGATATGAACCTGTTCAAAGATGGCTGGTTGGCTTCGCCCTTCCTGACTGACGATGACGCATGGTTTGTTACCACAGATGCACCTAATGGTCTGAAATTCTATTGGCGTAGAAAAGTACGTTTCGGTCAAGACAACGCATTCACCTCTGGTAATGCTCGTTTCAAAGCCGACTATCGTACCTCCTACGGATGGGATGATGCTCGTGGTGTGTTTGGAACTAACGGAGCTTAATCCGTAATGACGTAGGGGGTGTAAAAGCCCCCTATGTTTCAACCTTGACATTTCTTAACAGACCCTACTGGGTTCAATGGTGAAAATATGAGTTATTCAAATTATCCAAATGGTTTTACCGCTGGTCTTACTATCCGTGGTTTACCAATCAATGTGACCAATCCTGGTCAAGTATTCTTTGTGAACTCTACGACTGTCCTCGCTGATGGCGGTGTAGGTGGTTCTAATGGTAATCCTGGCACTTATCAAAAACCTTTCGCTACCATTGCTTATGCTGTTACTCGATGCAAAGCTAACCGTGGTGATGTTGTTATGGTTATGCCTGGTCATACCGAAAGCGTTATTGCTGCTGCTACCATTTCTGTAGCAAACGGTGGTGTATCTATTATCGGCCTTGGCACTGGCAACAAACGCCCCACCATTACGTTGAGTACGGCTGCTACTGCTTCTATCGCAGTAAGTGGTGCTAACGTAACATTTAAAAACATGATATTTACAGCTAACTTTGCTGACATAACTAAAGTGTTTACCGTTACAGCTAAATTTTTCTTGATTGAAGATTGTCGTATACAAGCTACTGCTACTAACATGAACTTCTTGTCAATTGTTAGCACAAGCACAACAAACAACGAAGCTGATGGTATGGCAATGATTGACAGTGAGTGGGTCGAGCCAGATTTGCTTACAGAATCAATGTTCAATATCAACGGTCATATTGACGGATTAACTGTAAATAATAACTACTCTAACTTGGGTGTTAATACGAACAATCTTCCAATCGTTGTAAAAGGTGCTACAGGTAAAAATCTGACCAACTTTGTATGCGAAGAAAATATGTTTCAGCGATTCAACACAGCTAACCCTTTGTTGGTCGTAACGGATACTGGTCTTAGCTCTACAGGCTCTATCCATCACAATATGATTAATCATAGAGATACTGCTGGTGAGCTTCTGGTTACTACAACAACTGGAATTGGCTTCTTTGAAAACAAAGCCACTGCTGTTGCTGACCTTTCTGGTTATCTGTTACCTGCTGCTGACGCTTAATAGTAACTATCGGGGGTAGGTAACACTACCCCCTTCTTTTTTAGCGGAGGCATCATGCGTAATTTAGAAGTAACAACAGTTGCACTTACGAATAGTGCTACTGCGGTATGTACATCCCAGACCAGAGCAAGTGCTGGTGCATTGACTATAGATGGAACTGTAGTAACGGGTGGTGTTGCAATTATTGCAATGGCACAGAAAATATCCATTACTGGTGCTAGTTCTAACACAGGTATTACTTACACTATCGCTGGAACAGATGCTGATGGGAAAACAATTTCAGACGTTCTTACTGGTCATGGTGCTGGTGCTACAGTTTTCTCAGTGTATTATTTTAAAACAGTTACTGGTGTAACGGTGTCTGCGGCTATGACTGGCAGTAGTACGGTTGGAGCTATTTCAAGTTCCTCTGGCGGTGCTTCCACTAAGACTCTTAGGGTCAATAGTAGACAGCCAGATTTTGGTCTTGGCTTGTATGTTGATCTTGTTGGATCAGCAGCAATGACATACACAGTGCAAGTCTCACCAGATGAACCAGAAGATACTGTTGTGCTTAGTTATGCTACTGATGCTGCATGGTTTAACCAGGCTGATATGACTAGTAAAACAGCAGATGCTTATGCGCTGATGCTTACTCCTTGTCAGACTATAAGATTGATTATTACAGCTTACACGAGCGGTGTAGCTAAACTATACTCAGTGCAATCACAATAATGGCTAAAGACTCAAGACTTGGTAGGGCGGGTGTTGCTGGGTTTAATAAACCTAAACGCACCCCTTCTCATCCTACAAAAAGTCATGTAGTAGTGGCTAAGTCTGGTGACCAAGTTAAGACCATTAGATTTGGTCAACAAGGCGTAAGTGGCTCACCCAAGAGAGAAGGTGAGTCAGCAGCAGACAAGGCTAGACGAGCATCATTCAAGGCTCGTCATGCCTCAAATATAGACAAGGGTAAGATGTCAGCAGCATACTGGGCCAATAAAACTAAATGGTAATTTATGGCTAAGACTCCACCAAAGAAAAGCAAAGTAAACGCTGCGGGTAATTACACAAAGCCTACTCTCCGCAAAAAGATTGTGGCTCAAGTAATGGCCTCGGCAACGCAGGGTACTGGTGCTGGAAAATGGAGCGCAAGAAAAGCACAACTTGTCGCTAAGAAATATAAAGCTGCCGGTGGAGGATATAAAGATTGAAAGCTCCTCAAAAGTCCCTGAAAGATTGGGGCGATCAGAAATGGCGTACCAAGTCAGGAAAACCGTCTAGCAAAACGGGTGAAAGGTATTTACCAAAAGCTGCGATTGAAAGCCTTAGTGCTGCCGAGTATGCTGCTACAACTAGGGCAAAGAGGGCTGGTAAAAAAGCAGGGAAGCAGTCTGTACCGCAACCAAAAAAGATTGCAAAGAAAACAGCAAGATTTAGATAATGGTAGTATGAAAAGTTAAAAATCATTAACAATGTCAAAAGGTGATTTATGTCTAGAGTAAGAGCAACAGAGCAGCAATCTAAAGGTTCTCAGATGTCATCTGATTCAAAGGTTAAGTCAAGCGGCATGAAAAGCAAAAAAATGCCTATGAAAGCTAAAAAGATGACCATGCCTATGAAAGGCAAAAAAATGACTATGCCCATGAAAAAAAGCACCAAAGGTTATAACTAATGGGAATTGTTACCCAAGATAAATGGGTTAAAGGAACTTACAACTCTATATCTGATAGTTCTGGTCAGAAGTATAAACGCAAGGATATGCGTAAAACTTGGGATAATAAACTGGTAGGTATTGATGAGTGGTCACCTAAACAGCCCCAATTAACAATACGGTCTTATACAGACTACCAGATTGCCGCAGACGCTAGAAGTGATGCAACTCCTGGCGTAACTGCTGGCCCAGTATTAACAACAAGCGAATTGATTTAATAAGGTGGACAGATGGCTATTACTTCAATTCTTACCAAAACTGCCGGTGATATTATCGAGGAAGCCCTACGGGATGCTCGAATCATTCCAGCAGAACAGCCAGTCCAAAATTCAGACTATGCTAGGGGTTTAACAGCCCTTAACAACGTCAGTAAGTATTGGCAGACCAAAGGCCCTAAACAGTGGCTTATTGGCAGAGCTATACTTCCATTAGTTGTAGATCAAAAGAAATATCTAATTGGCCCTGATGGTGCTAATTGCACCTCTGAAACTGATTTCTACAGCACAACCACTACTGTAGCACTTGTAGTTACAAACACTGCAATAACGGTAGCTACCACTGCCAACATGGTAGAAGCTCCTAACATACTGACTACTGACCCTTCCGACTCTACTCAAGACTGGACTGCCATTAACTCGGCAACACTTGCTGTTTCATCAGGCTTATTAGTAACGAATGTAGCGTCAACTGCTGGTGGAGCATCATACGAATTAGATACCACTATAGGGGACACTTATAGGGTTAGGTTTGCTTATACCAAAGGGACTTCTAGCGGTGCTGTGTTCACTGTGCTTAACGGAGCAACTGTAGCAGATACACTGACCTTAACTGCTTCTGCTACTGGTCAAGAACTTACCATTACGGCTGTTGATGAAACAATAGTATTCAAAATGGTTAATTCATCTTCAACCACTGGTCATACGAATACTGTTTTTGATGTTGAATATGTTGATGAAGCATCTGGGTCTTACATAGGCATTGAACAGGATGATGGAACTCGATTCTGGGATCATGTTTTAAACGTCACTTCTAGCACAACACTAGAAATATTGACTGGCGTTGCCTCTGCCGCTGCTTCAGGTAATTCAGTTTATTACTATGCAGATCAAATAGAACGTCCATTAAGAATTGAAAACATCATGTATGCCTCATCACTGACTGGAAGTGAAATCCCAGTAGTAGGGTGGTCTAGGCAAGAATACTTTAACCAACCAGACAAAGATTCCTCTGGCACAATAGTCAACGTCTATTACAACGCCACTCTTAGTAATGGTGAGCTATATGCTTGGCAGGTTGCTGGGAATGTAAATAATGTACTTAGGTTTGATTACTTAAAACCAATGAAAGTATATTCAAATATCTCGGATGAGATTAACTATTCTGAAGAATACTTCTTACCATTAAAATGGGCATTAGCTGCTGAGATAGGCCCACAATATGGTGTAAAAACAGATAGACAGCAATATCTTGAGGAAAAATCAGCAGTGACACTGTCTGAAGCAATGGATAACGATGCTGAATTTGACTCAATTTACCTAGCACCGGATTTCACCTAATGCCTGTAATACCTATTGGTGGAAGTTTTTACAAGAGTGATTCTTTGCCTATAGCGGCTCAAGAATGCTCTAACCTATATTTAAATATTCCTGAAACAACCGCCACAACTACTAGATCGTTATTTGCTACGCCTGGTATTGAGCTTGCAGTCACAGCAGGTACATCTGCTCAATTTAATCGAGGCTCTCATACCTTTCTAGGCGTACCGTATTTTGTACAAGGGGAAGACCTTTATAGAATTGATAGAACTATAGTAAGCAGTGTTGCTGTTTATACAGCAGTACAAGTAAACGCCTCAGTACCATTGCCAGGAACAGAGCGAGTAATCATTGCTGATAACGGGCCTTCTGGTGCTGCTGGTGGTCAGATGTGTATTGTTCTTCCTGACTCCTCTGGAACAAATGCTTACATTTACGACACTACCAATGCTCTCGTACAGATAACCGATGGAGACTTTGATGGCCCAGTGTCTAGCGTAAGATTCGTAGATGGGTATTTCCTGTTTACAAAAACAGACGGTCAAACATTTTTTATATCTGATCTAAGGGCTGGCACTGCATATAACGCACTTGACTTTGCAACTGCTGAAGCAGACCCAGATAACATTGTTAGTGCTTTTATCCTCCATAACGAAGTTTTTATATTTGGTCAGCAAACCATACAGCCTTTCCAAAACTCTGGCGGTGCTGGATTTCCGTTTACATCAGTGCAAGGTGGTATACAGCGGAAAGGACTCAAATCCATTTATGCTGTAGAAGAAGTCAATGATTACATGGTATTTCTAGGTGGAGCAGTAGCAGAAACACCTGCTATCTGGGTAACCGATGGTGGTAGACCTGATAAGTTATCCACAATTGCTATAGATAATGAACTAAGCAGATATTCAGATACCACTATATCTTCTTGTTATACATGGAAATATTCACAAGCTGGCTCACAATTTATAGCTTTTAACTTTCCTGATGAGGCTTGTTTTGTCTATGACTTTACTGCCAAAGAATGGCATACCAGAGAATCTGCCGATGATGACGGTAATATTATTCCTTGTAGGATTAGCTCTATAGTGGACGTATATGGCGTACTAATGGTTGGAGATATTATTTCCAATAAAATAGGCGTTTTAGATAGAGATACCTACACAGAATTTAGCAATTACATTCCAAGACGATTTGTTACTCCACAACTGGATAATGAAGGACAGCCCTTTGTAGTAGATGCTTTAGAGCTTGTTTGTGAAACTGGTACTGGAGCTAGTACAGGTCAAGGATCAGACCCTACTATCAATCTATCCTATTCCACTAACGGTGGTAGATCATTTAATAACCAAATGCCAAGATCAACTGGAGCATTAGGTGAATACGATCAAAGGGTTATATGGTCTTCTCTTGGACGGGTTAACAGAGAAGTATGCTTTAAGTTTGAGGCTTCTGATCCAGTAAAATGGGTATTCTTAAAGGTGGAGGCTGTAATTGATTAATCAGCTTATTCGCTCTCTGCCTATTTCAGATGATGATAACCAGATGAGTCAGAGGTTTTATTCGTGGACTCAAGCTATAACAAACTTACAAATACTGACAGGATCAGGAAGCCCAGAAACAGTAGTAGTAGCTACAGAAACAACGCTTTACATGGACACTGCTGGTACGGCTGGAAATATCTTGTATATCAAGAAATTATCAGATATATCTGGGGATAGAAGTCGAGGGTGGATTTTAGTATAATCTGGGCATGATTGAGTGTTTTAGAATCACAGACTATACACTGGTAGCTTACCCACTCAGAGCTTGTTGGGAAGATATTGCAGAAGATGGTCAAGAATTTAAAATGCCAGATGTTATAAATAATTTCTACATCGGCATTCTTGAAGATGGAAATTACGTTGGATATGTTAAAGTCCAACCCATGACAACAGTGATGTCAGAGCTTCACATAGTCATAAACAAAGGCTTTAGAAATATAAAGAAGTACGCTCAAGAATCTATAAGATACGGACTTGAGCAGATTCCAGAATGTATGAAAGTTGTTGTTAACGTAGCTGAAACAAAGCGTGGCGTTATCCATCTAGTTGAATCATTAGGATTCAGGCATCAAGGTTACAATTCAGATTCCTATATGATGAATGGCAAGCTGGTAGGACAAGTACAGCTTGGCATAACTAGAAGCGAGATGGAGACACTATGGATGCTGGACAAGCAGTATCAGGAACAGCAATGTCGTTAGCCGTACTAGGTGCTGCTAAACTAGACTATGAAGCTGCACAAGAAGCTAATGCTACCGCTTTAAAACAGCGTGAAGAATCTCAGAAATTTATTGAGAAGCAAACCAATCAAGCTCGTGGTGATATATTCCAGTTATTTCCTGCTGGTCAAAAAGCTCGTCAACAGGGAATCCAATCAGGCTTCAATATCTATCAAGCTGCTTTACCTACCCAAACTCAATATTTTCAACAAGGCAATGTAATGGCTCAGAATCAGCAACTTGCTGGTTTGGGTCAAATACAAAACGCTATTCTTGGAAGACCCATTAACCAGAATGCTCTTAAGCCTGGTGTTGTACAGCAAATGAATTATGACGCTAATGGTGGCTTACAAAGATTTGCTCCAGTAAATCAACCTCTATTACAACCAAGTGGATCATCTGCAAATCCTAGTTTTGCTACGGGTACAAATCCTAGTTTTGCTATGATTACAAATCCAGCCGCTGCGTTTGGAATAAAAGCACCACCTATTCAAATGCAGACTACAGGGATAGCAGCACCAGCAGTTGCACAATCAACAATGCCAGCACAACTCACTTCTGATGAATTGGCATATTACGGATATGATGCGGGATAAGACATGGCTACTATACAAGAATTAGCGGGTCAACTTAGCGGCATTCAGGGAACTGCACCACCTGCCGTTAGTAATGAGCAGATACAAAACTACTTTAGGGATAATCCTAATGCTAAAGATGCAGATATATATTCTGCAATGAATCAATATAAAGTAACTCCAGCACAGCTTTCATCAGCCATGAATTATGATCCTGCTATGGTACAGTCTCGTTATGCTGCACAGCAAGGAATAGCAGCTCCATTACCACAAGCACCAGCAGCTACAGCAGCAGCACCTGTCACTAACGAACAAATACAGAACTGGTTTAGAAATAATCCAAACGCTACTGATGCAGATATCTCAGCAGCAATGAACGCTAATCGTGTTAGCCAAAGCCAATTAGTTGGAGCGATGGGATACGATCCATCTGTAGTAGCGTCACGTTACACTGCTGTCAATTCATCTGCTAATGCCCCTGCTATACAGAATTGGTTTAGAAACAACCCGAATGCTACTGATGCAGATATTTATGCTGCAATGAATGCTAACGGTATTACTCAGGCTGAACTGGTTGGAGCAATGGGCTATGATCCTGCTGTAGTAGCATCACGATATGCTGCTGCTGGTATTGCTGCTAATCCAGTTGCTCCAGTAGCTACAGTACCGCCTACTACAGCTCGTCCAGCTACTCCTGCTCCTGTAGCTCCTTTAATGCCTGCTCCTATGACTCCAGGCGCAACTACTCCCTTTACACCTGCCACACCTACTACTATTGGAGTTCCTGATTCTAGACTTCCTACTGCTAATCCAAACGCATCAATAAATTACAATGCGGTTAATAACACTGGATTTGCTCCTAACGTAAATGCACAGCCAGACTATAACTATGCGCAACAAGATGTCCCTTATGGATTAACTGCTGCACAAGCAGCTATGACTAGTGGTCAGCAAGAATCAGAGAGAGCGCAGTTGCTAGGACTAACTCTTGGTGAGGAAGCACTGACAGAAGGACAAAGAGCAGCATTACAGAATTTATCT